TGGCGCGGTTGACGGGACTCGAACCCGCGACCCTCGGCGTGACAGGCCGATACTCTAACCAACTGAGCTACAACCGCTTGTTATTATTCTCCAATATCAAATGACAATTGACGTTCTGCATCTGCCTCTTCTTTGCGTTCTGAAATAATCATATCGACAATTTCATCAAATGATTCATAAAATTGTTCATCGTCTTTCCAGAATGAGCGACACGCAGCATATGCATCAGCATCTACGAAATTCCAGTTGATTGAATAATCTTCATTGAGGTTTTCTGATTTCTCAACTGCATCACGGATTTCGATTTCAAGCATTGAATGGATCATTGTGATTCTCTCTTATCGTTTCTATACATACTTTATAGCATGATAGAAATAGATTGTCAAGTATTATTTTAAATTATTCGTCTAAACCTATACATGGAATAATAATTGACTGCTTACAATTATCTGGATATGCAATTGCTGAAACAACGATCGGCATGCCCACCATAAAGAAAGAAATAATAATAAAAGATAGTAATAGTTTCATAAGTTATAATCCTAATTTGGTGGGCGACCCTGGAATCGAACCAGGCGTGCGTCTCCGCGAGGGAGTTACAGTCCCCTGCCACACCTTGCGGCCTGTCGCCCAATATTTTATGTTAGTCTAAAAATTCAATCATTTTTAGAATACGGGTGCGGTGCTCTTTATCGCTGACAATGTTCTCCATCATTTCTTCAATGGTAGCGTCTTCGGCATCAATATCGTTTAACCATCCATCAATATTTAATGGATCGTCCTCTAAATTTTCACGTTCATACACTTCGTCTGCTAATAGTCTTTCTAATGCTTCAAAGTCTGTCATTTTAATTCATTGCCCATTTTTGTTTCATTTTAATATTTGGTAGAAGTGGGTGGATTCGAACCACCTCAAAGGCGCTAATCTGGCGCAAAGAGCATATAAGACTCCTCTGACTACCAAGTCTCACTTCCGATTTTTGGTGCTCCCGCAGGGACTTGAACCCCGAGTCGACCCGTTATGAGCGGGGCGCTTTAACCAATTAAGCTACAGGAGCGTTATTTCTGGAGCGGGCAATACCCGCGGTTTATTTTATCTTTCTACTAAAGGAGTAGCAGCCTGTGAATCATGATAGTCGCCACTTGCATAGTAATCACGATAAGCAACCTCTTTGACCATTATACCGTTCTTCATACGATATGTAACAATTTCTCTACGAATGACACCAGTAGTATCAGCATCAAATGCTGCTTTAAATGGTCCTTCTGCCATATTGTATTCTCCTTAATAATATTTGGTACTCGTACCCGGACTTGAACCGGGACGCCTCAAGGGCAACAGATTTTAAGTCTGGCGCGTCTACCGATTCCGCCATACGAGCATATTTCAATTAGATGATATAATCATCGTGTTCATTTTCCCATTGACTAATGGCATTCCTTAGACCCATCGCCAACCAATCACCACCTGACATATCAAGCATTTCGCTCCATTGTTCAACAACTTCATCAATTTGCTCACGTTCCAATTCATCAGGTGAATCTACACCAAAGTGTTCCTGAATTAATCCAAATGCCCATTCAGTAACTTCACCTTCTAACCAATCAAGCATTTTATGTGGTCGATGAATTTCAAATTTATCTTCACTCATGTTCGCCTCCATTGCCACGTCCGGTATACTTACGACCAGACTGTAATAATTTGTTTAGTGACCCAGGATTTTTTTCTGCTTGACGAAATGTAACTGCAGTAATTGTAATGCCACTAATTAAAAAAATATGAAACGCTGCACTAATACCAAAAGCAAACATACTACCCACCATTACTGCGAATATGCCACTCCAAATAAAGAATAGGGACTGAAATACCATATGTCCTACCATTGGATCTAAATTGCGTAGTGGCGATTTTTCAACTGTCATTACACTATCCCACATTTCTTTAGGTAGTGTAAAAAGAGTTGTCAGAGTGTTTGCCCAGCCAATGGGCTTATTAGAGGGTTTCATTTTCTTCTCCTTATTTAATTTGGCGGTCCCTATAGGATTCGAACCTATGACCTACTGCTTAGAAGGCAGTTGCTCTATCCAGCTGAGCTAAGGAACCACACTATTAATCTTCTTGCCAATCCCAAAAGGGATCATAAATTTCCATTCCTGTAAAACCTTCTTGTGTCCAACCACGTGATTCTGCATATGCATGAATAATATCTTTAAGTGTGGTTCCCTTAGGCCAGGGATTCTTCGCTTTCCAAGCCAACATATCCATTTCAACCATAAGTGATTGTTGGCCTTGAGCAGTTCCAGCATTAACCTTGTTTGATTCGTCCCAAACCATTTTTGCATCTGACATCGTGTGTTCCTTTTTATCTTATATATAAGTTATAGCATATTGATTCTAGATTGTCAACCTTTAATTTCCAAAATAGTTAATTAAATTCCACCATGTGTATTCGGTTCCCTGCCCAAAGTCCATCCAGCCCAATGCAAATACACTGACCATAACATAGCAAATAAATTCATCAAGTTTTTCACGCTTACTCATTTGGAGCATACTCTGCTTCGAATTCATTTAATGAATTTTGCTTTTCATTTAACATACATTCTAATGTATAAATTGCCATACGCTTTTCATCGCTTGCACCTTCTGTCAAGTTAATGATTGCGTTTTGAAGTGTTTCGATATCTTGTAATACTTCGTTCATGATAGTCCTCATTGTTATTACTATTATGTTATACAATGATTCGTTCTATATGTCAAGTAGATTCGTTATCTTTTTTTGATATTAATAATTTTTCTTCACTCATGCTACCAACTAAACAAACTTTCTTCTACATCTTTATTAAGCGGAACTGTCACACGCCGTTGCATACCAAAACCATTTTGTTTCACGGTCTTGTACCACTTTGCTCTTTCATCAGGTAGATTATATTTTTCTTTGATAATGTCATCACCTTTGAGCATTTGTGCTTTGCGTGTTGATTGTTCGCCAGCGTGTGTAGATCCTGCTGTAAATTCTTTTAGCATTATATTTCGGAGAATGTATGTATTGCAATGGTTCATCGCCATAGCAACTGCAAATTCATCATCTTCACCTGGAATAATTTGACTATTACCATTGAAGTTGGTATCCATCATTATACGCTTGTCATTATTCTTTAAGAAGAATAGTGTTCCCTTCATACTACCAAATTTGCGGTCAAAACATAACTCAGTATCCCAATGAATATCTTTATAAGCAGGGTCAACATTATTAAACTTATCATAGAAAGCCCCATCGCCCGGACGACCATCCCAGTGAGGCCAGAAAAGATCCACGTCTTTAAAGTTATCAGGGAATTTGCGTAGAATATCGCAAATATTAATATGGGTATGAACAAAGTTTGGATGTAAATTGAGAATAGCATCCGAATCTGCAAATATAGCCCAGTCTTCATTTCCATTATAAAAATGATTGAGTAGAACATTTCTGGCACCAGCAGGCGGAATAGGAATATCAAGCCTATCAATGTATTCAATACGAGGATGATCCCAATACTCGTTTGCACTAAAGTCTTGAGCCAAGATACGAATAANAATCTCACTGTCATAGTCAAGCCAAAATTCGATTTGCTTGTTGTGGTTGTCACTTCGTATTTGTCTAGTTTCAAGATCGGTTCCATGATATGCTATGATATAAATTGAGTTACACATTATCTAAATTTTCAAATTGTTTTTGAAGCCAAGTAAAATCGTTTATCTTTTCTAGTTTATCTTTATTACCTTGATATATTCTACCGTACTCTTCGCCCATTTTCGCACCAATGGAAATGAACTTATGATAATCAATATACAGTGGATTCTTCCATAAGTCAAGTCTTTTTTCTATTTCATCTGTAGCAACACCACTTGCTAGTTTAGCGCATTCTCTAAACGCACCTTTCCATGCATTAAATGGAGTCGTTGCAAATCTAGTTTCATTTGAAGGTATATCTATACGATAATATGGAAAGCCAAGTTTAGCCACACCAGTAGTCACATCAACTATTTTTGTGGAACTTTTAACAAAGAATGAATTTCGATTAAATAATTTAACTCCGCCATAACCAGCAAGTTCGCCAGTAGCAGGGTTTAATGCTCTCCAAACGTGCGTACATTGCGTCTGTGGTACCGCAGGATATACATCTATACTATCTGATGGTATATATGAAAAATCAAAATCATCAATTATCCAAGCATCGCCATCTACAACATAAAAGTTTTCAGTTAGACTTTGTTCTGCGCAAGCACGGTGTGCAGCATATACTCCTTCGATATCAGCAGTATTAATAACTCGCTGGTTCTTGCCAACCTTAGATAATATTCTGTTTAAATTGTTATCTGAATAATCATCCTGGTAAGTAAGATAGAATACATCTATCACGCCACTTGGATCTCAGGCGGTCTCCCGTTATCACTCACACCCAAAATGCCGTCTGGATCACCTAACCAAAAGCGAATACTTGTATCATCAGCAAGTCTCAGGTCTTGTCCCTGTGACCATCTACCGTGTTGCATTAGCACCCAATCACCAACCTTCACATCATTCTGTTCTGGTCCTACTGCATAAACTTCCGCCCATCGTGGCCTAATGCCTCTATCACCTGATTCTGCGGTACTATCATCTAAATGGATAATTCCATTTAATTTTTTAAATCCTGTGTCCATATTAGTAAGAATAATTTTATTTCCAATTGGAGATAACGTTTTCATTATTAATTCCTCATTTTGATTTTTTAGATTTGTTTTTCTTTAATTCATCTGCTTTTACAAAATTGCCATCAGCATCTTCTAACCATTCTGGGTCAGTATTTTCTTCTACTGGTTCGGAGAAAGGTTTTGGTACCGGTCCCGGGCTAGTCTCTTGAATTACAGGCTCATCCCAATCNTCTTCCATTGGTTTATCTGNCGTTTTAGGTTTTGGTGTATCATCTAACTTGATACTTGCTGCTTTAACTGCATTTGGATTATTTCTATTATAATGTTCTCTTGCTATTTCGTCAGCACTTTTCATAACTCTTCCTGCACGACCAAGTTTATCACCACGTGCATTAGAAGCAGTATTACCTACTGTTATATTTTTATCTTGTTGTGCTAACAATTTGCCAATATCAATATTAACACCTCGCATACTCTTATAATTTTTCATACCTTCGCCTTTTTTATCTAAGGAACTCTTTCCAGTCTAGATCATAGTGAATACTATTTATCTTATGTATTCCGATCAGGTATAACACATAACTTGCTACACTACTTCCACGGCCAACGCCCCATACTATTTTATTTTCTCGCATATAATCCACTAAATAAATCATATATCGTAATAGCATAATCATATCACGTTTTGAGAATTCTGTTAATTCTTCATCGACCCTTATTAGTTCCTGTTCTGTGTAACATAATTTTTTTACATAATCTGTTACATCAATTGTTTTATATTCATCTGGTAAGAACCATCTTGATTGGTTATTTTTATCAAACTCCGCCAGTTCTGTAGTTATTATTTCAATGGGTTTTATAGTATTAATGTTTAAATAATTACTTTGAATAGCAGTATTGTATTTTTCAAAATCCTCATGCCACTCTACAGATTCTATAGATTCAATATTTTCTTGGTTGTATAACATTTCATATAAGTCATGCCNATTATATACAACTCTNCCATATTGATCTTTTAATGAATCAATCCGTGACGATTTTTGGCTGCCAATCATGTATTTTTATAACCTCACCTGGATCATCAACAAGTTTTAACTCACCGAGGATTACTTGTTGTATTTCATTTAATACATTATCATATTCTGGTGGGTTTGTCAAGTCTGTTTCTTCATTTACCTCATAATCTTGTGTTTCAGGTGATTGTCTAAACCACCATGGTGTATCATAATAATATTCTTTTTGCCCGATCCATGTTTCTAGACTCGGCAATGCCGGATAATCTTCATCGGCATATGTATAACTCATTGTGGGATTTTCAAACTTACTTGTAATCTTCACACTTATAATATCTATATGTCCATCTGCAATTGTATTAAGTTTAGCATGTAGTATCATAGCGATAATGTCACTTGTAGGAACATATGGGAGCATAACTATCTTATTATTTATTTCACTTAATTTTATTGGTGCTGATTTATGCGTAAAAATGCTTTGATGTAATACTTCTTCTAAGAAGAATTTTACTTTTAGAAATGCTGCATTTCCCATAGCAATATCTCCGGTACACCAAACAAATTCTATTTCAGCATCAAAAATTTCTGAATATAATGATGATTCAGCCTGTATTAATGTTGTACTAAACATTGTTTTAAATGTTGTGAAACTATTTGCGGTAACAACAGTATCGGTCATTTTTTATAACTCTCTTTTAATTCAATTCTATTTGTATTTGCGGTGCCTTCATATAGCCAATATACATTTTCATCATCAGTATCATTTGCATCAGTATAAAAATCATACATAAAAAATATNTTAGGAAATAATTTACTAAGTGGTTTAATAAAATCAATTAAATTAATAAGTTGGCAATTTGTTGTAAATCTCAATACATCATTGCCGTTATCCCAAGTCATATCTTCAAAATTAAATGTTGATTTATGCATTTGTATCCACGTATTATTTATATGTTCATAAAATTTGGTAGTTTCTATATCTGTTCCATCTACTGTTATACTATGATATGTTTTAATAATACTTTCATTCTTCGTCTGGGTCATCTTCATCTTCTCCTACAACTAGGGATTCTGGGGTACGACCGCTAATAATATCAAATCGCTGCCGTTCTAAACGCTCAGTTAATTCGAATTGCAGCATTTCTAATATACCCTGCAATTGTTCAACCGCATCGTCTAGACCCATTGAATGAGCCATGTTCATTTTCTTCAGAACATCAGTCATTTTTGTGTCTAGTTCCTCTTCGGAGAGACTCTTATACTCTTGAAACATTATATTATTCCTTATGTCTCTTTCTTATAGTTATTTAGTATAAGAATTTATTTAATGAATTGTTTTAATTNTGGTGCCTGCCAACCTTCTGGTTTTAATACTTTTCCATCTTCTCGCTTGATTACTTTGCCTGTATCTGGATTAATCTTTGCAAAGTTAGTATTCATTACTTCGTTCCATGCCGCTTCACTATCCCAGCCTGCNGCACGAATAGCGCCCATAGTAACAACTAAAATATCAACTAGCGCATCAAGTTGCTCTACTTTATCTTCNGCNANAACTGCGTCTACTAATTCACCATACTCTTCATCAATTAATCCCAGATACATTTTATAATTTTCTGGAGATGCTGGTTGGTCACATGCAGTTGCAAAGCGTTCAATATCATTAAATGGATTTGTCATATTACCTCATAAGTTTATTTAATTATAGATTACATTATACATGATTTATTAATTAAATGCAATAGTTAATATTTTTATTTTNTATTTTTTGCCTGATTATGTTGAAGTGTATTGCGGGCTATATTGCTATTTTTTGTTATGAGAATAATTGTATCATTCTCATCCACAACGATATAATACAAAACCCTATGTCCCGTTTTCGTTCTACGTTCTTCAATTCTTGTTGTCATATTATCTTCACTCTCATTTTGATAATAATACAGTATTGCCTCCAATTGCAGTGGTATTGATACTCACATGCTTCTCCCAAACATATGATTTTAAATAATCNGGTCCGCCCGCTTTGGGTCCAGTACCTGACAATCCAATGCCACCAAATGGCTGTGTTTCTACTATTGCTCCAATTTGATCCCGATTGATGTAAATATTACCAACATTAACATTATTAATAATCCCATCATAAAAAGATGCTATTCTGGAATGAATACTCATGGTTAAACCAAATTTGGTTTCATTAATATATGATATAATGCCATCTAGTTCATCAACATCATATTCATATACATGCAACAGAGGTCCGAATATTTCCTTATCAAAATATTTTTTATAATCCGATACTAGATAAGCACTTGGTGGAATTGTTAAAG